CATGTTTCCCTACGACCTTCCTCTTCAAGCCATCGGGAGTATCTGGACAAGTAGATAAAGTTCTGGTACTCAGTTGGTAGTCCCATCACTATTCTCCCCATATTCAAATTCAATACATAAGTCAATATAATGTTTAGCTTTTAATAAATCATCTTTACCTTCACCCTTTATACGGTGTCTGGTAATATACTTTACTGCATTCCCTTCACACCAACTAAGTTTGTTAGCTACAATATATTCTGTCGGTTGTATTTTTAAACTACTATAATGATTACCCCCTATTTGGTATTCTGTGGCTGACATTCAACTGCTCCTATTTGTTATCAGATAATATCTGATAAATTCTATATCTAAAATTTGATTCCTGTTTTTCATTAATAACTTCGTAAGCAAATCCTCTTACAGAATTTGTATCTACATTAGCATTGTCACATATGAACTCAAAGTTTTCACACGTTACTCCTACACTACAGAAGAACCATGCTCTTGCTCTATCCTTTACTACTATATTTGTTTTATTCGTAGCATCCAGCAAGGCTTGTAGTATAACAGCCAAATATAACCTACGTTCAGGTTCTTCTCTATCGAACTGAACTATAGGATCTACAAATATATCTTCATTTTTTTTCATTGGTTTGTGCGACATCTGGATCTTCATAACTTTCTACAGGTCGATAAAATTTACCACCTACCCTTGAATTATAATAAGCTGGTTCATCTGTTCCTTCTAGAGTAGTAGCTAGAACATTGTACTTCATCTGATAGTATAGTTCATAGTATCTAAGGCTACGTTTATTTTTATATTCAGCTATAACTTCAAACTTAAATTTTTTCTTTCCTATTTTATCTATATCTTCATTCAACCATTTGGATGAACCAGTATATGTTTTCCAGTTAGATTGTTTATCTCCAAACTTACCTTTAACCATATACTGTTTACATCCTATGTATGCTTTACCTGTCTGACGATTAGTAATTACATAGACAAATCCGAATTTATCTACATTAGGATTAAACTTTTTACGACTACCAAACTTCAGCCAATGATGAGCTACCAATTAATTACCTCTGGTACTTCAGGTATCTTAGCTACTGTAGTTAGATACCTATATCCTCTGGCATAATTAAATACACGTAATCCGTTTCCATTGTTAGCGTCCTTCCAGCATTCTCTTTTATGGTTACAGTATATACAAGATGTACCTAATCTTTTATTTCCAGAGGCTCCATCTTTTACATCACTGAAACATTTAGGCGGCATAACTTTAGATTTAACAATAGATTTTAAATACTTAACTCTATCCTTTGCATCAATCATTTCTAAAGAATGAACAGGAGCTAAACATATCTCCCCACTCTGTTTATTTATAGCCAAGAAAGCTGCCTCATCTACATTATTACCTTCAGCGTATGCTGAGATCTGTGCTATATAACCAAAGGGATCATCTTTAACTAAGTCTCCCTTCTCAAATTTTTCAAATCCTCTTGGAGAAGTAGACTTACAATCTACTAAGACCCCATCTATCATGCAGTCTTGATGACCCTTCACTCCCTCGACATACAATTCTTTCTGTGCATCTGTTACTTTGTGACCAGACAATTTTGTGAATGCTATAAGTAACTCTTCCAATAGATGACCATACAAAAACTTAATACGAGTAGAAGAAGTTATTGGATCACCCTCTGTTTTTAAATTAACGTCATACCATATCTGTCTGTCCGGTCTACCTATAGCAGACAATCTTAAATTATTTCTACCTTGATCAGATGGATCATATAAAGCTGATCTAAGATGTTCTTTTATATTATCTCCAAACTCATCAATGCATTCAAATATTTCTTCTTCGCTTAAAGAAGAGTCTTTAGCATTGAATAGATTATATATATCTTCGACTAATGTATTTATAGTTTTCATATAAGAATAGGGAGAGGCTTTCACCTCTCCCCTCTCCTTTAGTTAGAAGTTAAGAAGCAAAGGGAACGTCTTCATCCCCTTCACCACTGGTAAAACCACCATCAACAACATCAAAAGCCTCATCCGCTTCTGTATTATAAGGAATCAAATTAACTACTTGGACTGCTCGTAAGTCAGCACTAACACCAGCACGACCTTTGAACTCCCAGTCATAAGTACCATAGTGAACATTAACTTCAGAACCATTACCTATAAGAGTCTCAGACATGGTTCTTTTCTGACCGTCCACAAGATCAGGAGAACGATTTAAGGAGCCATCCTTACGGCGTACCTTACGTTTAATAGTAATAAAATCTCCACGATCATCACCTTTATTCTTTGCAGTTAGACCGTCCTTCTTAATAGTATCCAAGTTTTTCTTATCAAGATTACAAACATCAATAGTCCATGTACCATCGGGATCGAAGGTAGTATTTGGATTGGTGATCGCTGCCCAATAAGCATTTCCTGAAATTACTGACATATTTTAGCTCCTTTTGCTATGTTAAAAATGTAGTGTCTCATATTATATATAACCTGTCAAGTCCTAATGTGTCATGGTCCAAGTTTCCCCGTCTTTCCATGTACTATCTAGAGGACAATTGAATTTTAACTTACGTTCAGTATCTTTAATTGCTTCTCTTGTTATACTTCCAAACTTTTGTATGTCTCCTTTAGCTACTTCAAATTGATACTCATCATGAATAGAAGCTACTAACTTAGCATCTACTCCACTACTGGATATTCTTTGTGTCATATTAACTAACCATTCTTTACATATACTTGCTCCTGCTCCTTGAATTAAAGTGTTAAGACTTGAATGAGGACTACGTACTCGTAAGGTACGTCCATCAATTCCTTTGATCATCCCCCTTTCAGCTGCCTTCTGTACCTTAGTACGTACTCTCTTTAAGGCAGGAAGTTTAGATAAGAATTTATCTATTAACTCTTGTCCCTTATGTCTGTCTCCTCCAACAATCTTACCAATTTTCTCTGCACCTGCCCCATAACAAAAGGCATAGATGAAAGTTTTTGCTTGATCTCTATTGCTTAAGCCAGCCATTTTCATATTAGCGGTATGTACATCACCATTTAATATTTCATTTGTATACTCCTTATCATTCATTAAATGAGCAAGACATCTCAACTCTAAACCAGAAGCATCTGTACCTACTAGAGTATGTGTGTATGGATTACCTACAGTCCAACAATCTCTACACTCTGCACCAAAGGGACTACGTACTGCCGGTATCTGGGCGATGTTAGGACTATGGTGTGCCATACGCCCAGTGATAGTCTTTAATGTTAACACTCTCCCATGTACTCTACCTGTACTGTCGTTGTAACTATTAATCCATGATTGTATTTGAGCTACTCTCTTTTGTAATAGAAAGAATCTAGAGAATTGTTTAGCTTCTTCCATACTAATCTTATCAAGTATCTCTTCACTTACAATCACATTACCTTTATCTGTAAATCGTTTAGGTTTCCAGCCACGTTCTATTAATCTATTAGCTATCTGTTGCCGGGAACCTATATTAAATGGTATGTATTTTGTTTTAGTTTTAAGCTCAACAACAGTTGGTTCAAATTCTATCTTGGCCCAACTCTCTAAACGACTAGCTTCATCAGTTAGTCTAGCTAAAAGTCCAATAGCTTTCTGCATATTTAAAGTGAAACCATTTCGTTCTTGTTGATCTATGATAGCTCTAATCTTATGTTCCAGTTTAATAGAGTATGTAGAAAAGTTTCCTTTCTCTAAGCTAAGTTGTTTATACAAAGTCTCAGTAACATCTACATCATTCTTACAATACTCTAACATCTCTTTTGTATATGTAGAGAAGTCTTCTTGTTCTCCTTTAGGATGTCCTAGTCTCTCACCCCAAGCAGATAAACTATGACCACCATCTCTAATCGGATTAAAGAGTTGAGATAATATAAGAGTATCAATGACTTGCTTTAGTTTAATATTAGTATTCAATAATCTATTTAGAATAGGAGCATCAAACGATACTCCATTATGCATTATAAAATTATCTACAGTAGATGCCCAAGGTTTAAATGTTTCAAGATTAGTATGATCCCATACCTTAACTTCAGATGTAGTAATATCTTTAGCTACAATGCAATGTATCTTAGATGGATTAAGACTTTCTGTTTCGATATCTACGCTTACATTCTTCATAGTCTTCATCTTGTCCACACCAATTGCATTCTTCACCCTTTCCTATATACAATACTGTATGTTCCACTGGACACCAGTGTTCCCACATTTTTTTCTTAATCTCTGAATCCAATGTATTGATCTCCATCTCTTTGAGACTCTATAAAATTCATAAGTTCTTTTATTTCTATCATAAATTTATAATCTTCTTCTTCTGTAGCCCCACAGAATTTACAAGCCTCTCCTATTTTAACTTGAAAGATTTTAACCCCATCACTTCTAGATGAGTCATCAAAACCACCACCATCAACACCTTGACATTCATGTCTATGTTTCCAATGTCTTCTAGTATACTTTCTTTTCTCTTTCATATTCCAAAACTCTCTCCGCATCCACACTGAGATGTAGCATTAGGATTTTTAAATACAATATAGTTACCATTAATACCCTTTGAAAAGTCTATAGTTGTATTTATCATTAGAACCCCTGCATCTTTCTTAATATATAACTTACCTTTCTTAAGTGGAATTATATCATGTTGATCTGGGATGTCAAACAAAACATCCCATTGATATGTAAAGCCAGCACAACCACCACCTTTAACACCAAGCTCTATACCTATTGCATTCTCTGAGCTAACAATATCTGATAGATGATTATCGGCCTCAGTTGTTACTGATACTAGATCCATTTTCCATATCCTTTAATGTAGCATCGTCTATATTAATGTGATAGAACTTTTCATCTGATACATACCTATTATTAATAGAACGAACTTCACTTACGTTTACCACATGACCATCTATAAACCAAGCCTGTTTACAATCCTTTCTAAATATTACGAAAGTTAAATATCCATCTGCTCCTTCCCTTATCCATTTATCTATAATCTTTTTCTTTCGATAGGGAATACGAACTTCTTCCCATGTATCAGGCCACTTATCTTTCCAACCATACTTCACCTCTGTTTCAAAATAATATTTAGTTTTATTTTTCTCACAAGATATATCTACTCCATAATTTTCTTTATCATCTATAGATGTGTATCCTTCTTCTTCTAACCATGTACCCATCACCCCTTTTGTAAGAGTATCCGATACATTATATAATTCTCTATCAAATTTCTTAGTTCCCATTGTTATCTCCTACAGTAAAGGGG